TCAGTTTTCCGCTCTTATCCCGATGCGTTTTTTCTGATCCGGCGTTCCCGTCTCTCCCTGCGCGTCATATGAACGGCGCGCTGCACCTGAATAAGCAACCGCAGAGCTTCCCGGCGGGTAAACAGCGGATGTTGCCAGTGTAACAGGGTGAAATACATGATTTGCCTCCCGGCAGATCAGAGAGAACCGCTGCACAAGCGGCCGGAGCATGATTTGCCTCCGGCCGTCTGTAACCGCTTATTTAAATGCCGGCAACCAGCCGAACACATCCAGAATGACTGTCAGATACACAATCGCACCGCAGACAATCACCAGATTCAGTACCGCGCTGTTACACGGCGAACGGTAAATGGTGTCGCTGTCGCTGTAACGTTTGCGGGAGGCTTTTACCAGGAACGGCGGTAAAATCACACTCCAGATAGTAAAGGCCAGACCGGCATAACCGATGGCATAAACGAATCCGTTCGGGAAGAAGAAACACACCACTGCCGGTGGCAGATACGTCACTACCGCTGTTTTGAAACGACCGGCGCTGTCATTTTTAAAATTCAGCAGGTCGGCAATATAGTCAAACAGACCGAGTGTTGCTGCCAGCAGGGAACTGGCCACCGCAAAGTTACCGAAGAATGTCAGGATAAGATCCATCGTTTTCCCTGCCATCACCCCGCCGATAGCCTCAACGAACACATCAATGTTCCCGCCTTTGGCAATAATCGGGGAGAAGTTGGCGCGGCTGATGTTGCCCATCGTGACACCCAGCCAGAAGATATACAGCAGTACCGCAAATATTGTCCCGATAATGATTGAGCGGGTAATAAAGCGGAATTTTGTTTTGCCGTACAACTTCACCAGGCTCGGCACGTTACCGTGGAAGCCGAACGAAATAATACAGAACGGCAGTGTCATCAGAACATAAGGCAGATATTTCGTTCCGGGTATTGCCACTGATGCGGAATCCAGCAGATTGGCAATTTCCACGTGTGCAACCAGTCCGGAGAAGGTGGCAAAGAACGCGATAAACTTACCGAAAATTAAAATGGTGGTAATACGTCCGACCCATAATGAGCTGTACCAGACAATCGCAGCCACCAGACAGGCGACAATCACGACCGCTGCTTTTATCGGCAGGGCGACACCGGTATATTTCAATATCGTCTGAGCCAGAACTGCGGATGACCCGGAGATATAGGCATACGTCAGAATATAGAGTACAAACCCGAAGGCGATACCCACGACAATATTCCATTTTTTGCCCAGTAACTCGGTTGTGAAGGTATTAAAGCTGGCGCCCGGTTCAAAATGCAGGTTAACTTCAACTAACATCAGACCGGTCAGTAACATCATAATTGAAACTAAAATCAAAATAACGGTGGCACCGGAAAACCAGACACCGGCCATCGCAATCGGTAAAGAAAACATACCGCCGCCAACGACAGTTGCTATAACAAGCATGGTTCCGCTGGTCAGTCCGGGTGATTTATTTGTATCGGCACTATGAATACTCATAATAAAAGTTTCCTATTAATGATAAATATCACCAACAGCATTCATATTTATCGATTTTATTTGTTCTTTATTGTTATAGGGATGCAGAGACAAAAAGGCCCCATTAAAATAATGAGGCCTCTGTCATCAGATAATTACACGTAATCAAAGCGTGCAGTGAAGAAACGTAACTGCTTCGGCTCGTATACGAACTTCAGCCCTTTAATGTCTTCTTTGTGTTTGAACAGTTTGATAATACCGTCAGCAACCAGATCCATGTGTGCATAGGTGTATACACGACGAGGAATAGTCAGACGAACGGTTTCCAGCTTCGGACGGTGATGGTCGCCGGTTTCTTTGTTACGGCCTGCGGAGATAATACCGCGCTCCATAGAACGTACACCGGTTTCCATGTAAATGCTGGCTGCCAGGCTCTGTGCCGGGAACTCATCCTGGGTCAGATGCGGGCAGAAACGGCGTGCATCGAGGAATACTGCGTGGCCGCCGACCGGCTCAACAATCGGTACACCGGCTGCTTTCAGTTTTTCGCCCAGGTAACGAACCTGCTTGACGCGGTGTTCGATATATTCGAACTGCATCGCTTCGCGTAAACCGATAGCCATCGCTTCCATATCACGACCGGCCAGACCACCGTAAGAAGGCATCCCTTCATAAACCACAACCAGTTCACGTGCAGCAGAGAACATGTCGTCGTCGTTCATACACAGGAAACCACCGATGTTCACCAGACAGTCTTTTTTACCACTCATGGTACAACCGTCAGCGTAGCTGAACATTTCGTGAACGATGTCTTTAATGGAGACATCCGCGAAACCTTCTTCCTGCTCTTTGATGAAGTAGGCGTTTTCCACACAGCGGGTCGCATCGTAGAACACTTTGATGCCGTGCTTGTCACATAACTGGCGGACTTCACGCATGTTTGCCATAGAGACCGGCTGACCACCTGCCAGGTTTACGGTTACCGCCAGACAGATATAAGCGATATTTTCCGCGCCTTTCTCAGCAATCAGTTTTTCCAGTTTTTTAATGTCGATGTTGCCTTTGAATTTCACATCCAGGCCCGCATCGTGAGCTTCATCGCGGACGATATCGATGAATGTCGCACCATTTTTTTCCTGGTGATAACGGGTGGTGGTGAAGTACATGTTACCTGCAACATACTGGCCCGGTTTGATAGCTAATGTAGAGAGTAAGTTCTCTGCACCGCGGCCCTGGTGAGTAGGAACGATGTGTTTAAAGCCGAATAATTCCTGAACAGTTCTTTCCAGGTGGAAGAAGTTTTCGCTGCCCGCGTATGCTTCGTCACCCATCATCATGCCGGCCCATTGTTTATCGGACATGGCGTTGGTGCCGCTATCGGTCAGTAAATCGACATAAACGTCTTTGGAATTCAACAAGAAAGTGTTGTACCCGGCCTCTTTCATTCTTTTGATACGCTCTTCGCGAGGGATCATGGATACGGTTTCAACACTTTTAATACGATACGGTTCTGCTGGATACATCATGGTAAAATCTCCAATTATTTATAATAATAACTCGATAATTTACACAGGCATTTATCTGTTTATAAGTATCATGCCCTGTGAATGATATAGCATTTGTAAATCCGGTAGTGTTCTTGTCTTAATTCAAATTCAGTTTTTTTATTTCTGTTATTTCTTTCTCTGCCATCCTTCTCGTTTGGCGTGAAATCATCATGCGTGAAAAAAAATGAAAAGGGAATGGGGGGTGTTGAAATAAACAAGATCCGTATTAATCACAGGTGTAAACCAGGTGATCTATATCACTTAAACTAAAATAATTCATTATATTCAGTTAGTTGTATTTGTTAATGTCTTGTTGTGTATTTATGTGAAATATACATTTACTTCATCGTTAAAACCCGGGGTTAATATGAATAATTCAATGCTGTCGGGCAGTTATGCCGCAATGAAAAGCCATTTTATTCTGTGGGATTTTATATGGGTTAAGAAAAAGTAAATAAGGATAAAACGTACAAATTTAAATCTATCTTTACAGGAAGAATAAAAAAACGGATGAGAAGTCTTGTTCTTTTTTTACAAAAACTATGCATCAGATGCACTGGTATAGTAATTTAAGTTAAAATATCTTATAAGTTACTACTGTTATAATAATCTTTGTTTTTATTGATCATGCGGAAAAACGTTATGATTTATTGAATCCTTCAACTGAAACCTGGGATAAAAATAAAAATGTGACACAGTCAGGATAAATTTGATGATAAAGATCACATTGATAATGTTACGTTACATGAATGAAAAGTCAGCGACAGCAGGGAATAACAAAGATATTTAATTAAAGCAGTGAATTGTTATGCATTCCGGTATGTGGTTGTTTAGTGATCATGTTCACGGTTTAGCATTTACAGTCATGTTAGTAAAGCAAAACGCTGTACTTAAATGTTTACATTATCAGCGGGGGAATAGTAACAGGATGTGTGTGATGTACATATCTCCCGATTGTTTTTTATTGGAAGCAAATGCTAATAAATTAAAAACAATCGGAATATAAATCTAATAGTTTAAAATAAACCAGTTGTATATTTACAATAAATACCATAATTAGGATTGTTTAACTTTGGTGTTAACCGGTGTGATTTACAGAGGCAGACACGATTTCATGCAGAATCGGCAATCACCCGCTGAAAACAGTAAATTCTGAATTTGTGCTTCAGATCACGCAGGGAAGGTACGAATAAAGAAGAAAAGTCAGGCAAACCGGCAGAGATTTCCGGATTTCAGCTTGAAAACCCTGCCGGGCAGGAGTGTAATAATGCTGTGCCGGATTAGCTCAGTTGGCAGAGCAGTTCATTCGTAATGAAAAGGTCACCAGTTCGAATCCGGTATCCGGCACCAGTAAATCAATAAGTTACGCGATAAATAAATCAGACTGCATTTTTGCGTGCCATATTCGTGCCATGAGCGTTAAAAATGTCATCGATATTTTTCGCGTGTTCCTGCAAGTGAGCGGGTGACAAGTGAGCATATCTTCGTACCATTTCTATGCTTTCCCATCCGCCCATTTCCTGAAGCGCTGACAATGGAACACCGGCCTGAATTAACCAACTCGCCCAGGTGTGCCGTAAGTCGTGGAACCGGAATCCCTCAATTCCTGCTCTGCGCATTGCACTTTTGAAAGCCTTGTTTGCATCGGCACGCATAGGAACTAACTCTGTAGTGCCGTGCAGCTTTCTTTCCCTGACGAAAACGAACTGCTCATGCCGGCCAATTTGCTCGCGTATTACCTGGCAGGCAGTGTCGTTCAGAGAAACACCTATGGCGCGGAAGTTTTTGGACTGATCCGGATTTATCCATGCAACCTTTCTTACAAGGTCAACCTGTGACCATTCCAGCCCCATGATATTTGACTTCCTCAGCCCGGTGGCTACAGCGAATGTAATTACCGGCTTCAGGTAGTCGGCCGCATGATTGATAAGTGCGTTAACCTGCTCACGCGTCATCCACTTTATACGCGGTTGCCGCGGCGGAGTGGCTTTTATATACGGGGCGTGTTTCAGCCATCCCCATTCATTAGCGGCCATTCTCAGCATTGCCCTGATGAACGCCAGATACGCATACTTCGATGCCTGTGACGGATACCCGCCGCCGGGCTTCTGTTTCTTCATCCGTGATATGATATTCTGGCATTCATTATTGGTTATCGTACTTATTGGGCGCCCCTTGAAATGTTGCAGCCAAAATCTGATCCGGCCTTTGTCTGCGTTAATCGTTCTTTTACTCTGCTTCTCTTTTAGCCACCGTAAGCACGCTTCCTCAAAGCGATACTCCGGCTCCTCTCCAAGGCGGTCTATTTTCCAGTAGTCCGCCTTTAATTTATCGTGCAGTTCTTCTGCTAATTCACGGTCTGACGTGCCAAGGCTTTTTCTAACTCTCGTTCCGCCTGCCGAAACGAAATCACAGTGCCACACGCCGTACCGTAGTTTGATTGACATGATTTTAATCTCTCCCTCGATTTGTCACGACAATCAGTATTCACCAGGTTATTTTCATGAATGCTGATCGCATAAGCAAGACAATCCGACTTCAGCATGCGATACCGGCCGCAAATAACTCTTCCGTTTTCGCCTCTGGTCTTCCGCTGGCTGGCCGTAAGTTCTCCAGTTCTGATTAACCGGCGCACTTCACGTTCAGAGCATTTCAATAACTGAGATGCTTCTTTTGTAGTCAGAACCTCATCATTAAGATCCACCCTTCATCTCCTTCTGTAACGTACGCACGTAATACCCGAGCACTCTCTTTGCCGGAAAGCGCAGGTGATTAAGTGGTTTAAATTTCGGTGTGTATTTGTCGAGTATTGCGGTGTGTTGTTCGTCTGATGTGTACTTCATTAATTCCTTCAGGCATTCCCTTGCTATTCGTCTGCGTCCGTTCTCTGCTTCCTGTGGTGTCATTGGTCACCTCAGATTTGTGCTTCCAGTAACCGGCTCCCGATATCCATCAGGTCATCACGGTTAACTGTGGTAATTATCCGGCGGTGCTGGGTGAACGGTCGCCAGATTAAAAGCATGGAGCCTTTGTTGTTTCCGTTCACAGGTTTGTTTGTACCGGCGTTAATAAACGATATCCGGCCACCAGTAATAAATCTGACCTCATCAACGGTATCCAGTGCCGATTTAAACCATCCCACTGAAGTATCAGCCGGAACCAGCATCACGACCGGCTGCAATTGCTTCCTGCATTGTTCGGCGGCTTTGCTTACCCACGGATGTATGTCGCTATACGGCGGGTTGCACCATATTGAGCCGCAGCTTTGCCAGTCGGAGTTTAATGCGTTGTCATTCTCGGTGAGATAATGAGAGCAGAGGGTGTTATTTTTATCGGCGGCAGCATCAAGGTAAAAACCGAATTCAGCGTCCAGTGCTGAAAATAACGGGATGGGAGTTTGCCACAAATCACGCAATTCCTTTGGTGTTGTGCTCCCGCCGTAGTCAGATTTAGACATATCATCACCTCAGTTCATATTCCATATAATTTGAAAGCATTGAGCCTACACCATCAGGCCATAATTTCCGATCCGGATTTTTATTGTTTCGCATAAACCTGTCGACCCGGTTATTGATTATTCCCACGCACGAAAAACAAATATGAGTAGACTCACGAATGGTGAGAATGTCGCGCTCAAATTCACTTTTACATGAACAGCATTTAAACAACTGTTGTTCTTTATTCATTCTCCACATCCTTCATTATCAGGAATAATTCCATAGCGGCGCGATAGTAACTATCACTAAATGCACTGATGGTCGGCCTTTCATAAATATCCCAACCGCGATCACCCATCATGTACCCAGCATAAGCGCACCATTTGCCAGTGTTCGATGAAAAGGCAATAGCTATCTTATTCTCAATAACAATCGGCATTGCGACCGCTGGGTTGTTGCATGGGGCAAATGGATAATTATTAGCATACTTATCCCTAACTAATATATGTTTGTCATGATATTCAACACCAATAATGAAGCCGGATTGAATTAATTCCTCAGCCACAGCCTTATTAATATCAAAGTCTGATTTGTCACGATATTTGTTCATCAGTAACCTCATAAATATCCAAGCCAACTTTCATTCCGTTATCAGTGGTTAATATAGTCCTTTTGCCATCTTTATTGTTATTACTGATAATCATGACGACAGCGGACAAAACATCATCAGTGACGTCTCTTTTATCGCCTGTGATAATCCGTGTCTTTGGAATGTCTTTACCTGCGGGCTTAGCTGTTCCGATATAGCACTTATTGGTTAAAAAACTGACATTGAACTCAATCTTATTTAGTTGCTCTAATTTCATGGTCTCACCACCTCCGCACACACTAATTCAACATTCCGCACAGTCATTGCCTGCACTGCGCGGCTCTCACATTCTTCGAGTGTATAAATATCATCGGTAACAGGCACAGCAGAGCCGTGCATCACCAGTAGTAATACAAATCCGATTGTCATGGTTATTTGTCTAAGCGATAGAGTGGGATGCAATTGCCATTATTTTCAGGTGTGATAATTGTCTTACCTCCGCGTCTTAAACATACTGCCGCAGTGACTGATAAATATCCAAAAGGTCTTAAATTATTAATGCGCTCAAGTTCATTGCATAGTGCAATAACTGCCTTTTTCTCGGGTTCTTTATTATCCTGAATCATCCCCTTGACGTAATCGATTAATATCTGTGTTTCGCTCTTGGTTAATTTATCCATCACCCCTCCTGAATCCGCTTAAATTCACTAGCCGCTTTCTTAAGCCATGAATCCAGCGCAACATAAAGTCGGTCTTGTTCGTCCGATGGCATTTCATCTAATCCGTAATGGGAAAACACAAGCGAATCGCATACCTGAAATAGAAAGTCCTCACTTGAACTTAAAATTGCAGCCTGAATATCTTCGTCTGTGATTTTCATATTCACCCCTGAATCTGCTTAATTAACTTTGTTAGCTGAAAATGTTGGCTCATATTCACGCTCAACTTCAAACATGCCGATGTATTTACCGCCAATCCACAGCATGAATAATAAAGGCCAGTGACGCTCAAACCCGTCGCATCTGTCGTGAAAATCTTCTGCGCATGTTTCTATGCAAAATTCGAAGTCGTCATCATCAGCGCTGAAATTATGGTCGTCTGATAATTCACAGCGAAAATTCTCAGTGACGGATGCCGGGTCTTCATCTTTTTTGCACGCAACGTAATACTGAACTATTGCCATATTCATTCCTCTGTTATCAGCATATAAGCCCTTATGAACTCTTCCGCGACCGGCTCGACGATGGCATTTCCGTAGGCGCGCAGTTTTCCCACCCGACCGGCAATCCCATCAGCCAGCGGGAATGTTCCGGGTTCAACTGGCCTCCACTTTTCATCCCGGCAGAACAACCAGTCAGCATCTCGCCAGTGGCCGTTAGTCGGCTTGGTGAGTTCGCTACAGCCAGCTGAGCAGCTGTTTGGATATTCATTCCTCCCTGCCTGCCGCTGGTTCCGGCTCCCCGGCTGCTCCCCGCCAGTGGCGTGGGCCACCCTGCCATCCACGCAACCCGACCCAGCAGGGAATTCAGCGGAACGTTCTGGCATTCCTTTCCGTCCTTCCAGTCCCGCGTTGTCGGAGTCGGCCACCCAATACAATCGCTGTCTGATATGCGGCGCACCGAAGCCCGCTGCGCATAAATCGACCGCGCCGACGGCGTAGTTCGTTGCTTCCAGGTCAGTTTGAACAAGGTCGAGCCAACCGAGGCCGTCTTTACTTGCAACCTGTTCACCAAAGATAACGCCAGGTTTGCACTCGCTGATGAGGTGGAAGAATGCAGGCCAAAGGTGCCGCTCGTCAGCAAATCCTTTTCTTTTGCCTGGCGCGCTGAAAGGCTGGCACGGACAACTTCCTGTCCAGACTGGTTTATCATCCGGCCATCCTGCACGGCGCAGGGCGAGTGACCACACTCCGACACCGGCGAAGAAGTGGCATTGTGTGAATCCGCGTAAGTCATCTGGTGTGACATCTTCAATACTCCTTTCATCCACTACACCCGGCGCTATATGACCGGCAGCAATGAGATTCCGTAACCACTGAGCAGCGAACGGATCGATTTCGTTATAGTAAGCAGTCATTGTTATTTCCTCAGCATCCCTGCATTACGCTTCATCCTGAAACGGTGGGGTTATTAAAGCTGAAATCCTTTCCACTGATTACCGTACTCAATGCCGAGCGTGCTTAATGCGTCATCCATTGCCTCAATAAACTCCGGTATCTGTTGGTCGAATTCATGCATCATTTTTTCGTCGCGCTCTACCGGTATGTGGACAATTTCTTTTCCTCCCGGCATGCGCGGGTCGTAGTTTGCGAAGTGCCAGACATCCTTTCCGGTGATCCACATTGAATACTGAACCTGGGCGGCGTATTCCTTTTTCATGGCCTTAATTCCGTTTAAAGCCAGGTCGATAAAGACTTCCGTTGTCTTGGGGCATTTAAGCTCAAGGCCAGCGCCGTCACTGCAAATGCCGTCCGGAGAGCAGGCCGTCCGCAGTGATTCATCCCTGAAAATTATCGGGTCTTCCGTGACCGTCAGGCCGCTGTAAAACTCGAATGTCATCCGTGCTTCGAGTTCGTAATCCTTTCCCCATTCCAGCGATCTGGCGCTAACATCCTTGCTTACGCCGGTGCAGACTTCACCGATAAGCGTATTGAAATACGTCTTTTTTGTGTCGCTCCATGTCGTCCCTGAGCGTGGCTTTGTGAGCACTTTCCAGACCTCTGAGGCGGTAATCACCCCGAGGCGCAGTGACATCCATTCTTCGCTTCCCTGCGATATGTTTGATAAATCGATGCCGGTTTTGCTGAGAATGATGTCGTTACTGATCATTATTCGCCTGCCTTTTTCCTGAGCATATCGATGATGGTGTTAGCCTCAAATACAGTGAGCTGTTCCGGGTGGGAGATAGGGCGGTTGAATTTTTTACTGATGAATGCGAGGAATGTATCGCTCCACTCACCATCAACCTTAATCATCAGATCGGCTATATCCTGCAGTTGGTTTTCTCCTGCAGGTGTAACATCACGCTCCTGTGATTGCTCACCTTTAAAATCGATACCTTCGCCGGATTCCGTGTTCACATAATCGATGGCATGATCAAGTCGCTCGCGGCGAGGCCAGTATTTTGCCGCCTGCTTCACGACTGTTTTCAGTATCATCTGCTCTTCGTCAGTTACCCACGGGCATGACTTTTGTTTTGATTTCCACGCCTTCCAGGCTGAGGAACGGTCACGGATTGCATATATATCCGCAATTGGCATCGTGTGCGTCAGGTAATCGCCGTCATCTGTTTTCACTACGACATACGCACCGACAATATCGCCACGCTCTTCTGCCGGCGCGAAAGCGTTGTATTCATGCCTGGGGGCGGTATCGATAGATGTGAGCTGGAAGTTATCGTTTTTGCGGACAATGCTGGACTGGCACCACTTTATTGCGCCTGATTGCTGCGCAATGTGCATCAATCCCATGTAGCTGATATCGAGACAAACCTTTCTGTCTCTCGGAATAAGATAAGCCAGTTTTTGTGCCGGATTCAGGCTGATGCCGATGGCGGCAATATTCATTATTGCACTGCGAACTGACACCAGATTGTTTATTGCTGTGGTTGCCAGGTAATCGTTATTGGCAAATATTTGCATAGCGAACTCAGATTCCCTTTTGAATGCTATGCTCGGCTCACTGCAAACCTGCTCAAAGTCCGTTTTGAGCGGGTTTATTGTTTCGTACACTTTTTGTATTGCGGTACTCATTGCTCACTTCTCCAGATGAGGTACGCATTCCGAATCCCTTCGATTAATGCATCCAGTGATTTGCCGTTTTTGATGAAGATAGGATCCATTATCTTTTCCATTTCCGGCGATAAGATATGCTCAGGGAGACCATCCATGAACTCGTCAGCATCCATGCACAGAGCATCGTTTACGGCATCCTGCCATGCTGCATGCTCCATCCGCCGCTCTTCCTGAGCATCCTGTGCTGCGTATGCGTTCATGCTGCCTCCCTGCGCATCTTCTCCGCTATCCGTGCGAAGAAAGAACTTCCGTGTCCGGCCTTGATTAATTCGTCCGTGAAATCGTCCATGTATTCGTTGTTAATCATGAATTCGACCAGCTCGTTCATGCTCCATGCTGACGAACCGAGGAGATGACTCAGGCTTCCGGTAATGTGATCGAACCCTTCATGCGTTGTTACTTTCCGGCCAAGCACCGTCCGTGATGATGTCTGCCCTCCGGATATTTCCAGTCTCTGCATAAATCCCCCTCATCTGGCGAACAACAGAACAACCGTCAGCGCCAGAAATGTAATTAACACCGGCTTTAAGCCTGATTTTTTACGTGCGAAACTCTCACTACAAAGCTTGTAGCGATGCTCCTGCTGTTTAAGCATGTTCATGTTGTTTACCTGCTGATATCCCGAGGTGGGATAGGGTGGGTTACTTGGTTGGTGCCTCTGGCATAGGTTGCCAGTGAGTTATTCCATGGCTTAGATAAAGCTTGGTGTATTTTTGGTTTCCGTTTTCGTCGCGGCCGTTGGTTATGTCACCAAAAAAATCTTCAACATGAACCATATCCATGCCGCCATGCCCTTGCCAGTACGCCAGTACAGAATCGTCTCTGATTTCAGGTAGGCGCTCATTAACGCTAATCAAACCGTTGTTATCAGCCATAATTAACTCCGTTTATTTATATGGTGGGTTACTTCTGTGTGAAAGAGAGCAGGGCGCGTGGATGCCCTGACATTATTATTTTTCCTGCACTAAACCTGTTAAAGAGAATGACACCTCTCCATCCAGAGCGTTAAGTGCCTCAACTTCTTCCTCGGCATGTTCACGGTCTTTTGCATGAACCCATATGGCGCTGAAGTATGTGCCATACTGGTAAACGTAAACTTCGTAAAATTCCATGTTATTTCTCCCTTGCTCTGAGCATTGCATCTGCCAGCTCGTAAGCCTTGGATGCTATTTCATCCACCTTGCCGAATGAAAATTCATTTCTCTCTGTGTTAACAAGAATCCCCTGCATAGCCTTTGCTGCAAAATAATCCCTGATAGTCGCATCGCTCGCCATTTCTACACGGATTGATGCGTGTTCGTATTCCTCTGTCACACTTCCTCCTATGCACTTCCCTGTGCTACGTGATGTCCGAATAGTTATCCCCGCTGCGGGGTGTTAGTCATACTTAACGCCGCAGAAAGGGCAGTAAGACATTTTTACGCAGTTACTGAGACGGGTAATATTTTTTGCCATCTCACCGCTTTTCTTTTTAGCCCGGTATGCGAGTTTGTAATTGAGCATTACGTAAGATTTGCCATCCTCAAGAGATAGCATTTTGTTATCCCAATCTGTTTCATAATCAATTATTTCGCCACCGGCAGGAACCTGTTGTGAAATGTGCTTTTTAATCTTCTCGCCCATTTCATTCATGCAGTTGCACATAACGTTATCCTTTCGTGATTGTGTTGTTAGTCAGCATTGGTGATTGGTGGCAGGTGACATATATCCTGCTCAGTGCCGCGGTGTTTTTTTATCGTAGCCGACCGTTCCGTCAACGTAGATGCACATCCCTGTGTTCGCTTAGGACGTTCCGGCTGCTTATCTTGTCCCGACCGTTTGCCGATTGTCATTCAGCATTCACCAATCCCAATACTGACTGGATGCCCGTCTTTCCGGGCTGTCAGTCGCCAAGCCACTCGACGTAATTCAGCAACTCAAGAACACGCTTATCTGTCGGTAGTCTGTTCTCTTTGTTGCACTCTTCGCAGTTTTTAGCTGCTACCGGAAAGCCCATGCACCCGCAATCTCTGCTTGAGCAGCACCCAATAATCTCAATGCCATCCGTGCATTTTTTGTTGCTACACGTCATATCCATCTCCTGTTATTAACTCACCATAGCCCACTCACCGAATGGGCTATAATTAGCATCTGCGCTCACACAACCCATCAGGTCATGCTCTGGCCGTAATGCCACCGTTCGGCATAATCGGCTTGCGGTTCATTCTCAGCCGCTTGCGTGGTGCTTCCGGCAGCTTCTTCATTTCAATCACCACCTGAGCCAGTGTTTCGAAATGGCATTCAGGCTTGATGATTGAATCGATAATCTCCTCCACTGAGCGGCTTTTAGGCTTCGCTGCATACTCCGCACGCTTTCTGTCCCAGAACGCCATTTGCTTTGCTAACCGGCGGTTCTTCGCGTTGTCTTTCTTTGGAATAACAGTAATTGTTGCCATATTGCCTCCTGAGTAATTTTTGGTGGTGTGGTCAGTGGCTATCGGCCTCAAACCGTCTTGTCAGTCTTGCTTGCATCCTCTGGTGCCTGCTCGCCTTCGCGCTAACAATCTCACTTTGTTTGATTGCTAACAGCTTGCAGACCCCGCCGTGGACTCGAACCGCATGCTATTGGCCTTGCTTGCGTCTGGTTCAGCTTAACCACACCCCAAAAACCACTCAGTGGTGATCTGACACTTATTCAGATCAGGTTCCCGATTATTAAAGAGCTAAGTCCGTTTTATCTTTGGCTCCGTGCCGTTGATGGGATAAATATAACCAGCGGTGATAATTATGTCAACACCGCAGGTGATAATTAAATTACTAGCGGTGTTATTTTGTTGATTTCACAGCCAATTTATTTTCAAAAAATCGTCGCGATTGGACGCAGATCACACAGGCGGGAGAATTGCAGGCACAAAAAAGCCCTCGCGGGGAGGGCTGGTGATTTGCTCGCTCTTTTAATCTACTTAGATTTTACAATTAAATCTTTGATTTCATTGATGTTTTTACTTGTATCTTTAAAATTATCATCAATCTTTGTTTCAAGTTTATCGAACTTAATGTCAACCTTGTCAAATTGAGAATCGACACGATTGAATCGATCATTGTTGCGACTATCGCTGGCATTTAATAATGCAACCACTTCTTGTTTGTTTGCATTGATAGAGGCCTGGATTTCTCTTCTTGATTCATTTGTTGAGTTATTAACATGGTTAGCTATAGACCACACTGAGCCAACTATAGCAACTGCTACAGTTATAATAATCCCAGTTATGCCAAGCCAAAACTCCTTTCTTCCCACGTTTATCCCACCCTCTGTTTTATGCGCTTGCTGATAGTTAACTTTTGGTTGAAGCGAGCCATCTGTCAGGATAATAACAGTTCCATTCCTGTCTGCAAAGGTTAGGTTCGGACTTACGCCCATCTTAATTGGTGTATCATTGGAAACAAAAACCCCATCATTTTCTATCGGCATCATGAGATTCCTTTATTTTTCTTTTGGTTCTTTTTGTTTTTGATCCAACCATGATTTTATTGTGTTCGTCCAGAAAAACTGAACGTGACTACATGACAGGCATATCCTACCAATACACTCATTGGCAAGAATTTGTGATGCATCCTTGTTTACAGCATTTATAACCAATGACTTACCATCACCCGGCGCTATTACTCCAGACATTGTCATTTTCCCGCACGCAGGGCACTTGTTGCTAACCTCTTTCTCTTCCAAGTAATTAAAAAAATCTTTCATGTTTAGAGTGTGGTCTACATCGACATAAAACCCAGGTGGATATGTGATCTTTTTTTCTTGCTCATCGCTCATTTTACAATAATTCTCCTATTCTAAAACGTGTCGTCAGGCCACTGTGACTTAACCACTTTCCCCACTATTTGGCAGTTACCATTAAAAGGGATCAGGTCGTAACGCGGGTTAAGTGGCTCTAAATATTCAACACCACCATCCCTGATCAGTCTCTTAAACGTGAATTCGTCGTTTAGCATGCGAGCCACGCAGAAATCACCGAACTCAACATCCTCTTCAGGGTCAACTAATATCAACATGCCTTCCGGGAAGCTAGGTCGACCGCCCTGTGGTGCAGTCATAGAATGCCCTTCAACTTCAAGCCAAAATGATTGATTACTGGCTTTTTTTGCCGTTGGAATCCAATCCACCGCATCTCTTTCGGTGTATGAACTTCCGTTTTCAGTGAAGCATCCAGCCTGAACTTTAGTGAAAAGCGGGTATGCGTACCTATCGCTAGCAGATTTTGATTTTTGTGATGCAAGGGCGTTAAACATAGTCCTTATTTCTTTTGAAAGTGACGGACTAAAATCATCAACTGACACGTCAAGAGCTACAGCCAGCTTTGCTGCATTCTCTGCGTTGATAGCGTTAACCCCATTCAGCAATTGAGCAACGGCGCTCTGTCCCATGCCAATAGCTTCACCAAGAGACTCTTGGGACAGCCCAAGCTCTTTCTTTTTGGCGTCAAAAATCGCCTTTAGCCGCATAGCGTCGGCTACTTGTTCATCAGTGAGAGGTTTCTTTTTCATGAGGTGATTTTATTACCAATTGGAATATTTACCAATCACCGCAGGTGTTGACTATTTTATCACTAGCGGTGATAATTAATAAAAAAGGAGGAAGCATGGAAAGAATCCCGCTTACAACATTCGCCACTGAGGTTGGTCAAAACAAAACGGCAGAAATGCTTGGCGTTAGACAGAGTGCAATCAGTAAGGCGATTTTAAAAAAACGAAACATCTATGTGATCAAAAAGCAGGACGGGACAGTTGAAGCAGAAGAAGTAAAAACTTTCCCATCAGGTAAAAACAATTAAGCCAACCGCTCTTTACACAATTTAGCCCGTTCCGGATATGTGCTGGAACATTTTTCAACACAGCAACACCTCACAGGAAGTGAGCGAATAACTGTATCTCAATAAGGACATTATGAATTATGGAAAATGCAAATCCACGCAAATCGTTTAACCGGTTTGTGTCAAATCATCTGATGGCAACAGCTCATCAGGCACTGAGAAGCACCACACAGACAGTGGTTGCAAAACTGCTCGGTGTACACGACTCAACAGTCTTACGCAGAACAGAAAAGTTACCGGAGATATGCGAGACATTAGCCGCAGCCGGTATCACAGATTTTGTTTTGCCGGGCGAGAAGAAAATCAGCGAGGAGGAGTACCGGTTTCTGTGGAAGCAGATAGCGGAATTCTCATTGTGGAAAACGGGAGGTTTTCATGAATCCAACGGAGTTCATCAGGAAGAACATCATTAGCGAACTGGAAAAGCTCGGGTATCAGGGGGGGGTATTAGACTTCGCCGCCGACCAGGGTTTAGACCATTATCGCCGCTGCTCACAGGCAACACGCCGTGGCGGGATGTTTGATGACTGCCTTCGGGTAGCAAAGTTATGGGCTGAGAAGTATGGACAGAAGCCAAGTGCAGGAACGAAGAAGAAAGCCAAAGCATCACGACAGGTATCGATGTTTTAGGCAAGAAAAAGCCCCGGCGGTAACCGAGGCTCAGGATCAAATCGAGTTAACAATCTGAACTACAATCACACTGTATCAATAACCAGTGATTTAGGAAAGGGGAATATACGGTTCCCCCTTTTTTGATGCAGCAAATAACGGAGTAATTATACATGAAAGTAATTACGAAACAAAGATATGGAGGTCGCTATGGGGGTTGTTAGGCATGCGGATTTTGCCAACAAACAACTATCGCCGGATAAGCCGGAGGTTAACGTGGCAAGCCTTGAAGACGGATATTTCCGCACCGCAACAAGCATAGGGAAACTGAAGCCAAAACTGAAAATGTCAGGCCAGGAGCACCAAGTGTTTGACGCGGTGATCATGTGCACATTCGGATGGAACAAGTCCGAAGATAAAGTGACGAATACCTACATCGCGGAAATGACAGACCTTGATGATTCAGATGTGAACAAAGCACTGAATAAGCTAGCCAACAGACGAATCATAAATTTAAGAAAATCAGGGCTGTTCAAAATTATCAGCGTCAATAAAAAGCTGGATGAATGGGTTCTTAATAGGCAAAAAACAGAGAAAGTTAAACCACCCAAAAGTTCGGGTAAAACCACCCAAGAAGTTGGGTGTTTTAACCTTTCAAGTTTGGTGGAATCACCCAACACCAAAGACAGTCTTACCAAAGACAATAAAGATCTAAATACCCCTATATCCCCTAAACCTGAAAAACAGGTTAAGCCTGAACCGTTTGACGCAATGGGGCATCCTCTGCCTGATTGGCTGAGTCGTGATACCTGGGTGGGTTGGGTTACCTACCGGAAAGACCTGAAAAAACCGATCAAGACAAAACAGACGCTCAACGGGCTGATATCCAAGCTTACTAAATTCTACGAAGCCGGACACTCACCGGAAAGCGTTATCGAAGAGTCAATATCAAATGGCTGGACAGGCCTGTTTATGCCGAAATCACCGCCGACACGGCAGCGCATTGTTCAGCCTAAGCGTGTTCAGCAATTCATACCGGAGGACTTCTGATGGCAACAGCAGCGCAGACTCTGGCGCGGTTTAATCGCATGAAGCCGGAGCATATCAAACCGAAATTCACGAATGCCGCTGAGTTGATGGCTTGGCAGCGCGAACAGGGCGCTATCGATGCGAAACGGATTGCTGACGAAAACCGTGTGGCTCGACTGCATAAAATCATGGGACGTTCCGGCATCAGCCCGTTACATCAGGAATGCACTTTCGATAATTACCAGGCAACAACGCAAGAGCAGCAGCGGGCGCTCAGTAAATCACAGCAGTACGCAACTGAGTTCGGTAAATCATTCGGCGGGTTTATTTTCAGTGGCAACCCTGGCACCGGTAAAAACCATCTGGCGGCGGCTATCGGCAACCAGATAATCCGGAACGGGAAAAGCATTCTGATTGCCACTCTGCCAGACCTGATGATGCGTGTCCGTGAGACATACCAGAAGGGCGCGAAAACTACGGAGTCGCAGCTGATCAACGACCTGTGCGAAGTGGATTTACTGGTGCTGGATGATGTCGGTGTGCAGCGCAATAACCTGAACGAAGAGCTGATTATCTTCCAGGTGGTAGACCGTCGGTTATCGAATAAAAAACCGGTAGGCGTGCTGACCAATCTCAATTTCGACGAGCTGGCGAAGGCGTTGGGTGATCGGGTTATTGACCGCCTGAGAATGGGATCTCCGACCGTTATCAATTTCACATGGGAAAGCTTCCGCAGACAGGTTAAGTAGCGGCATAACCCAAGACAGAAGGACTTTTGATTATGGAACCAACGGATTTTGAAAAGTGGTGTGCGGGTGAGCTTGGCTATACGCCTGAGTACATCATGACGCAGCGGAAAATAAATTTTTTCGGCGGTCATGAATACAAACATGGTGAGATTGCGAAAAGATACCGCGCCTGGACGGCCGGAGTTCGCAGCAGATTGCCGTACCAGACACCGCCAAAAGGAGATGAAGATGGAATGGATTAAGTGCTCGGAAAAAATGCCGGAAGACCGCAGTGGTGTCCTGTTATGGGATGCAGACATTGAAGAAGTAATCAGCGGCCACTACAGCCATAAAACGCAGTTGTTCTATCACCACGGGCATCTTATCGAAAATGAGATTACCCACTGGTGCATGCCGCCACAACCACCGGATGGGGGATGAAAGCAATATCAATCAGACAGCCGTGGGCATGGCTGATAGTCAACGGGCATAAAGACATTGAAAACCGCAGCTGGCGCACGAAGTATCGCGGTCAGGTTCTTGTTCATGCATCGCAGGGCGTAAAGCAGAGTGACTATGACGCCGCGTATGCTTTGGCTTGCCGCCTCGGAATTAAGCTTCCGCACCGCTTAGAGTTTGAAACCGGCGGGATTGTCTGAGTAACCACAATCACCGACTGCGTGGAACAAAGTGAATCGCCGTGGTTCTTTGGCGAGAAAGGTTTCGTTCTGGCAGATAGCCGATCGTTGCCGTTTGTGCAGATGAAAGGGCGGTTAAGCTTTTTCGAAACAGGAATAGAGCCGGAGGAGTGATGTATAAATTTATATGCTTAGGGTGCGGCAGGCGTGCCCGTATGATTGGCGAAGTGACCTGCATTAAGTGCAATCGCTCATACAGCTTTGTGAGGGTGCAGTGATGACAGAGAAAACACAGGAAGATGAAATTACAGAGAAAATAAATAATATTGAGATTCATTACAACGTGATGGCTTTCCCGGAATGGTGGAGGCATGGAGTGAAGTGTATGCATCCTGAAAGAGGGGTGGTCACATTAAATATCGCGCCTGATTGTGAATATTGGTTCACAAATAAATCAGGGGAGCAGGTTGAAATACCGAGCTGGAGAATTTGCGAAATGTGGCCAGTCCCACAAGCAAATGATGCTAACTGATTTTAAGTGTTAGAAGGAAGTGACGGGAGGCTAAATGGAAGCAGAATTTCTCTTCCACGAAACAACCAAAGATGCAGCATGGCAACACCTCAAAGAAGCACTCGCAACAAACAAACCCCACCGAGTAATCATCAAGCCCTGGAAATCTACCCGCTCACTATCTCAGAACGCCACGTTTCACATGTGGTGCGGTGAGATAAGCAAGTATCTGTGTGACAACGGCTCTAAATTCACGCCTGAGACAGTCAAGGAAATGCTTAAACATACATTCCTCGGCTACGAGGTCACTGAAATGATAGACGCCACCACGCAGCATACAGAGCGCGTAAGGACTATGAGAAAAACATCAAAGTTAGACACCGGGGAAATGTTCCACTTCATGGGGCAGGTTGAGCGCTGGGCTACAGGCATCGGTTGTTTTGTGACGATACCCGAGAATTCGGAATATATGAAACTCAAAATGGAGCAGGACGCATGAAGAAATTAAATTTACTTATGGCTCTGGCTGTTGGCTTGTCGGCGAATGGCCTTACCTGGTCGCTGCGTGATAGCGCAAGAGCTTATCACTATCCGCTGTCACGCAACCGCATTACCGGTCACCGGAAACTGAACCGGCAGGCGCAGAAGCGGAGGAAAGCAAAGTGACAGAAACACAACACATAGCATTTATCGCCAGTCGAGTGTTTGCGGCTAGTGTGTGGTACGGGTCTGAATTTTTGTTACCGGCCAGGCGGGCGCTGTATGCGAAAACACGTGAGCTGATAGCTGGTGACAGGGTGCAGGCAATATGCCAGCAGGTGATTGATAAGGAGAATCAGAAATCATGAAAGAACCTCACATACACCAGCTTCTCACCAATGACGAAGCCGATAACCTCTGTGATCACTACAGGCGCAAAGGATATAACCCGGTGAAGTCACTGAATATCAATCCTCAGTATTTCGACGTTACCGTGTATCTGCCGGTAGTCAAATATCTGAAACCTACACCACGAACAATGGTTAACAGGATGTGGCGATGACAAACAATATGTATATGCAATTTGATTTCATCATCAGTGTTTTTCGCAACAAAAAATCTTTTACGTCTCAGGATGTTGCTGACGCCACCGGCTACGCTGACGTCACCGCAAGAGCAAAGATCGCTGAAATGGTGAGGATGGGAATTATTCATAAATTGCCGAAGGTTCTTAATAAAGGGCTTTATGTTATTGACCCGATGGCAAATGAAAAACTGGAATCATGGCGAGGGATGGAGCGGTTCGCATTTGAGCCGGATGATGATGTTTTCGATAAATACCCGAAGCTGAATTTCACCGGTGGGAAAGTGGTGAAAAAAGCCAATGTGAAAGGGATGGGCAGCGCGTTCTTAAAGCGTTTTGATTCGTTGCTGCGGGGGGTGCGCTGTGGAATGCCAACTGTGCAGTAAAGAACTGGCCGACGATGAAGTTTATGTGTGCGACCAGTGCGCCGGTGAATGCCCGCATCTGGAAGTAGTCGAGAAGATAAAAGGAGATGGTGATGATCAAACGCATCCTGGGATATCTGAGTAATCCGTTCACTCTGAGTTGGGTGATATTTGTTATTGCACTCGGCATCTATAAATACTGGTGGTGATTATGGCGAATTTACGAAAAGAGGCGCGCGGCAGAGAGTGCCAGATCCGAATTCCGGGAGTGTGTAACGGAAATTCTGAAACGGTGGTGCTGGCTCATTATCGGATGCCGGGATTGTGCGGTACCGGAATTAAGTCACCGGACATTTTTGGCGCATGGGCGTGCAGTGCATGTCATGACGAAATCGACCGGCGTACGCGCCTCACAGACGCTGAGTATGCAAAACAGTGTCACCTTGAGGGCGTTATCCGGACTCAGGCGCAGCTGCTGGCAGAGGGGAAAATATCGGCATGAACCAATATCACCTTAAGTTGCCGTACCCGCCATCGCTAAACACGTACTGGCGACACGCCAGAGGTCGGCACTACATCGCAGAGAAAGGAACCAGATACCGGCAGCACATCACAGAGTTAATCAGACAGCAAAACCTCGATATCAGCACCACATCCCGCATAAGAATCAGCATCATAGAAAATCCCCAGGACAAACGACAGAGAGACCTCGATAACCTGCCAAAGGCTGTTTTCGATTCGCTAACTCACGCCGGTTTCTGGAAGGACGATAGCCAGATTGATGATATGCGGATCAGGCGCGGTGAAAGGGTAAGTGGTGGGGCACTGGATGTCACGATATGGGAGATAGGGGATGAAACCTGAAATCACATCGATACCGGTAATGCTTATTAAGCACCACGGAAACATGACCGCACTGGCGAGAGAGTTGGAAATAAACCGGAACACCGTCAGGAAGTTTCACCGTGATACCCGGTGTGAAATGCACGTTATCTACAACGGCGTGCTGATGACCAAATCCAAGATGAAAGGCAACCAGGGGAAAGAGAAATGAGAGATGAACCTTTTTACCTGTTGGCGCACGTTGCCAATAAAAATGACCTGCGGAGGGTGTGGTGCGGTGCCCGTAAAAATATCTCTGACGGCAAGCGGGTGTGGGTTCGTTACATGCTCATGACGTGGGGTAATGCGTACGGTGGCAATGACTACGGTTCAAGCGAGTGCAGCGTTATTGGTCGCCTGATGATCCGCACTGAGTGGAGTGATGCTGAGGGTGAAAGAATCATCAAGGTGGTGAAAGACCTGCATAAAATGGGTTATCGCGGGGATGAGTTGTTCAAAAAGTCACACGAAATACTTAATCCGAAGAAAACAATAAACGACATCATTGCTCTCGCCAAAGAATCAGATGATGCCGCTTTTGTTGAAAAGGTAATGACCGACAGGTTTAAAAAAGATAACCCAATCCGTCATGTGGCTATTAAACGGTATTGTGAGCGCAAATACCCGCAAAAGATGGCGCGTGAGCTTACTTTCATGACAGGAATCAGCATCCAGCAGGGAACCAGGCGCATCGAATGGGCAGAGAGACTACTGGAAGAGGAGATGTTTTACGCAATGGAGCGCGAGTTAAAACGAGAGGAGTGTCCGATTTCATAAATATATATTAAAAATGTTGCAAATCGCGAAATTTCAGTGTAGTGTTTGTGATATGCTCCGGCAGTTAAAGCAAGAGCAGGTAACAGGGTAAAAGAGGCGGCTCCTGTTATCGATACCGCCTAGTTCGTCACTTCGCCGTAGGGCTGGGACTCGAACCGCATCGGCTGAGAGGTCGATATGATTTGCTTAGGATTAACGATTACGACGGGTCACCCCATAGTTATCTTTAATAAAACAGAGCCCTCTCCGGAGGGCTTTTTCATATCTCCAACTTGTAAGAGTTGCTTACAGGTTCAACTCTCCGGAATTTCCGGATAGTTCACATTCCAAAGGTCGCTATGTGCGGCCTTTTTTCATATACGCCACAGTAGCTCAACGGTAGAGCGCTCGGCTCATAACCGATGGGTTGCCGGTTCGAATCCGGTCTCGGGGCACCAATACGCCGCCACAGAATCCTGGACAAACAAACGTAATCAGCGCAGAGATACTGTGCGCGGCACCTTATTAACTTCTAATACCCTCCGTCAGGAGGTAAGCCATGAAAATGAAAGAAAACCCAGACGTTTGGGATCAGGTACTGATGTATCTGTCTCAGTACAAAGACCAGGGCATATTTGCCGCTCTCGCTGGGTCGGTGGCTATCCTTCGTGGTCGCTATAACGGCGGAGGATGGAAGAAGACCATTTTTGACGGGCTGATGTGTGCAATCTTCGCGTGGTTCGTGAAGGACTTGCTGGCGCTACTCGGCCTTAATCCTGATTTGGCGTATCTGACCAGTGTATTCATTGGTTATATCGGTGTGGATGCGCTGAGCAAAATAATCAAAGGCAAGGCGGGGGTGAGCGATGACTGAACCAAAATGGATTACTGAAGCCCGAAAAGAAATCGGTGTATCAGAACACACAGCAACAGGTTCCGCAGCAGTAGACCAGATGTGGATTGACAGCAAGCTGCGCGGGCTGGTTGGCACTGCGCGTAAAGTGCCGTGGTGTGCAGGATTTGTTAATGCCTGCCTGGAGCGTGCCGGTATTCGTTCGACCCGCTCTGATTCTTCCCGCTCATATCTGGCGTTCGGTGACGCACTGAAAGAACCTGCGTATGGCTGCATTGTCACATTCTCCCGTACCGGCGGCGGTCATGTTGGCTTCGTGGTCGGTAAGACAGAATCAGGTCAGTTGATGGTGCTGGGCGGCAACCAGTCAGACGCGGTAAATATCAAAGCATTCGGAACAGACCGTGTTACAGGCTACCGCTGGCCGTCAGGTGTTCCGGTGGATAATCGACCGCTGCCGATCGGTAACGCTGCGCTGTCAGTAAAAGAGTCATGACATGGACTGGCTGACAAAAGTGCTGGCCGGCATCTGCGTGGTGCTGGTCATCGGCCTGCTGCTTATCCTGCATCTGTATGGTGGGCTTAAGGATAACTATCAGTTGCTTTCCTCTCAGTTTGCTGAACAGGTCGCCATCAACAAAGACTACAAATCCCGTATTCAGTCACTTCACGAACTCGACACCATGTACACGCAGGAGTTAACCAATGCAAAAACTGAAATTGATAACCTGCGTGATGCTGTTAAGTCTGGCACTAAGCGCGTGTACATCAAAGCCGAGTGTCCAAAGGTCGGATCCGATACCACCGAAAGCGGACGCGATGAAGCCGCCCCACGACTTAGTGAAGCAACTGAACAAGATTATTGGCGTCTCAGAGAAATGATGGCTGAGAACGAAAAGCAGACCCTGTATCTGCAGGACTACATAAAGACTCAGTGTCTGAAATGAAAAAGCGAGGCTAGCCCCGCTTTAACTAATCACCCCACCTTGCGATAAGGGTATCCGGATTTTTTAATGTGAGCATCAAAATACTGGCCTTTTGATGATGCGTTCATTAATCCGCTGTGAATATGCGGAGGTACACCGGAGTACTGATAAATGCCACTACTGTGGAACGCAATTTCCAGCACGTGAGTGGCAGAGTCATAACCAACTGAACGAAGGTTTGAAGATGAAACAGGAACACGATTCAATTTCTAAATCTCCTATCATCGGGAAAAGTCCCGAGGAGATAGTAGAGCATTTCAATAAATATAACTTCGTGGACGATCACGGACACCGCCTTGAATTCTGTCAGGACTTCATTGATTTAATCCGGGCGGCAACAACGCCTCGCTAAATAGCGGGGCTTTTTTACGAATAACCCCGACAAGGTTAGATAATTTGTTAATCCAGTAAAGAGGTGATCCAAACTATCTTGACATGCCGGAACAGACGGAAGTGACCAAAGTAACGTAGTGATGCGTGATGATGGTTGCGAACCAAATTCAATAACGGAGCATCATCATGTTCACAATCAAAGTAACCACCGTATCAGGTAACGAAGTCATTGAGTCCGGTTATGGCATTCAGTGGTCACCGTGGGCGCATAAGCTGAATTACACCGATCACAATAACTGCGGTGACCACCTCACATTGCAGCCTGGCGACAAAGCAGAAATCATCAACAGCGCCGGTAAAACGGTAGCCCATTACGTAAACGACTCCAAATAACCAGCACTTTGCGCAGCGTTGTCGCGGTATAGCGTGTTAGCAATGACTCATCCTCCTTTTGTGACGAGCGCATGCTGATAGTCGAAAACAACGAATCCGGCATTTATTCATGTTGCGTAGTGGCAACGTCAGCCACCGGAGAAGAAACGGCGTGACTATGGAGAGACATAACACTTATCTCAAAAACTACAGGTGCAAAAATGACAGAAATCACAGCACAGCATCAGATGCGTCTGGACTTACTGCGACTGGTGAGTAATGACACCGCCGCGGCTCAGGCCGCTATCGAGTTCGTTAAAGACGACGCGCTCAAGTTTGAGCTTTTCAAAGACGCATATAAACAGTGCCAGACTGAAAGTGAGTTTGTTTCACGGGCACAGAAAGCAGTAAGGGAAGCTCAGGAAGCATTAGACCTGTTCGCAGAATAGCCAATTACACAGCTCATTTCCGAGTGGGCTGGATAATTGATTAAGGGGGATATATGACGACAATCGCATGGGATGGCAAAACACTTGCTTCTGATAGCCAATCGCAGGTTGGAAGCATGATAACAAGTATGGTAAGCCGAAAAATACACTGCCCTGATAACGTGAAATGGCAAATCAATGGGAGTGATATTAAAGCCATTGGTATCGCCGGAGACACTTCTTGTGTGGATGAGGTCGCAGCTAAATTGCAATCAGGCATTACATATCAGACTGAATTTACCTCTATCGTTGATTTCTGCTTGATTGGGGTAACTGTAAGTGGGTCTGCATATGGCCTGAGTAAAGATAAAGGGGATGTGTTGCCATCGATTTTTAAAGTTGGCGATATGTTTTCTATCGGCTCTGGTGACGCATACGCAATGGCAGCAATGAAAAGCGGTAAGACAGCCGTTGAAGCTGTCGAGATTGCGGTATCGCTAGATGTCTATAGTGGTGGAGAGATTCAGTATTTTCAGTGTTGAGGTATGTATGGCCGCACCAAAAGGAAACAGATTCTGGGAGGCTAGAAGCAGTCACGGGCGAAGTCCAAAGTTCGAGTCTCCTGATGATTTATGGAATGCATGCTGTGAGTATTTCCAGTGGGTAGAGGATAACCCGCTGTGGGAAATGAAAGCATTTAGTTATCAGGGTGAAGTGACACAGGAACCCATCGCTAAAATGAGAGCCATGACAATTTCAGGGCTTTGCCTGTTCCTGGATATAGCTGACAGCACATGGCAATTGTACCGCGCCCGTGAAGATTTTATGGCAGTCACTACGCGAGCAGAGAAAGTCATCTATGACCAGAAGTTTTCCGGTGCCGCCGCTGACCTGCTTAACGCAAACATTATCGCACGTGATTTAGGTCTCAAAGATCGCCAAGAGGTCGAGGATGTAACTCCGGACAAGGGAGACCGTGACAAGCGCCGCTCTCGTATTAAGGAGTTATTCAACCGTGGAAAATCTGGATCAGATACTTGATAACCTGAGCGACGACGAGCAATACGAATTGCTTGAGTTGCTGGAAGAAGAAGACGAATACAGAAAGACGCATCAGCTGTTTGAATATTCTCCGTATGCAAAGCAACGTGAATTTATCGATGCCGGCAGTGAGTATTTCGAGCGCTGCTTTATGGCCGGTAACCAGTTGGGTAAATCCTACACCGGCGGTGCAGAGGTGGCGTTCCACCTCACAGGGCGTTATCCGGGCACGAAAGGGTATCCGGAAGACGGAGCATGGAAAGGCGAGTGGAGCGGCAAACGATTTCTTGAGCCTAACGTGTGGTGGGTTGGTGGCGAAACAAACGAGACAGTAACAAAAACCACTCAGCGTATTCTCTGTGGCCGCGTTGAAGAAAATAACGAAATTGGGTACGGGTCTATTCCTAAAGAGGATGTGATCAGCTGGAAGAAATCACCGTTTTACCCGAACCTTGTTGACCACATACTTATCCGGCACCACAACGCCGATGGTATTGAAGATGGCATGTCCATCTGCTACTTCAAGCCGTATTCACAAGGCCGTGCAAGATGGCAGGGGGACACAATACACGGTGTCTGGTTCGATGAAGAACCGCCATATTCCATTTACGCCGAAGGTCTCACCCGTACCAACAAATACGGTCAATTTTCTATCCTCACTTTTACCCCGCTTATGGGGATGTCATCAGTAGTAGAAAAGTTCCTGAAGAATCCGTCAAAGGCTCAGAAGGTGGTCAATATGACCATCTATGATGCCGATCACTACACTGACGATGAGAAAGAAAGGATTGTCGCTTCATACCCTGAACATGAGCGTGAGGCTCGCGCACGCGGTATTCCGACAATGGGAAGCGGCCGTATTTATCAGATTCCGGAAGAAACAATTAAGTGCCAGCCGTTTGAGTGCCCTGAGCATTTTTACATTATTGACGGGCAGGACTTCGGATGGGATCACCCGCAGGCGCACATTCAGCTGTGGTGGGATAAAGACGAAGATGTTTTTTATCTTGCCAGAGTCTGGAAGAAGTCAGAGAACACCGCTGTTCAGGCATGGGGCGCTGTTAAATCATGGGCGAATAAAATACCTGTGGCTTGGCCTCATGACGGGCATCAGCATGAAAAAGGCGGTGGCGAACAGTTAAAGACGCAGTATACAGACGCTGGTTTCGCAATGCTGAAAGAGCATGCGACATTTGCTGAGGGCGGTAACTCGGTTGAGTCCGGTATTAATGAACTGCGCGATCTGATGCTTGATGGCCGGTTCCGTGTATTTAATACCTGCGAACCGTTCTTTGAAGAATTCAGGCTGTACCACCGCGATGAAAACGGAAAGATCGCCAAGACAAACGACGATGTTCTGGATGCTGTCCGGTACGCCTACATGATGCGCAGATTTGCCAAGCAACTACGCGACATCAAAAAGACAAAACAGAAAGTAATTCCCGCCCCGATTAAGCCTATCAGGAGACATTAATGGTCGATAAAAATGAGCGGCTGAATAGCATATTGCGCAAGTTCGACCTCGATTACTCCGCGTCTGAAACAGCACGAACGGAGGCGAGGAATGATTTGTTTTTCAGTCGCGTTTCACAGTGGGATGACTGGTTAGAAAACTATGTCACATTGCAGTATCGCGGACAGTTCGATGTTGTGCGCCCTATGGTGCGCAAGCTCGTTGCTGAGATGCGCAAGAATCCGATAGAGGTTCAGTACAGGCCGAAGGATACAGCCTCTCCTGATGCTGCTGACATCCTCATGGGGATGTACCGCACAGACATGCGCAATAACAGCTCAAAGATTGCTGTCAACGTGGCAGTCCGTGAGCAGATTGAGTGCGGTGCCGGTGCCTGGCGCATTGTCACCGAGTATGAGGACGATAACCCGACCAGCAATAACCAGATCATCCGGCGCAAACCTATCCATGAGTCATGCACCCATGTGATATGGGACTGTAACGCGAAGGAGATGGATAAATCTGATGCCAAGCGCTGCACGATAATTCACGCTCTCAATATTGACGGGTGGGAAGAATTTGCAGAGCAATACGGGTTAGATCCTGATGATGTTCCGACATTCCAGTCGCCGAACACTGACTGGCTGTTTACCTGGTCGAGCGGCAAAACAATTTATGTCGCTGAACACTACGAGGTTGAGGAGAAAAACGAGAAGGTATTCGTCTACTACAACCCGACAGTAATGGACTTTCAGAGCTACTACGCCAGTGAAATTAAAGATCACATTGAGCGCCTGTCAGCCGAAGGTGCCGAGAAAGCAGGTGAGCGCAAAGTTAAGCGCCGCAGGGTGTACAAATCCATCATCACCAGCACGGCGATTCTGAAAGACAGAATTCCGGTGGCCGGTGAGCACATCCCGATTGTGCCTGTGTATGGGGAGTGGTCGTTCTTCGATGATACTGAGCTGTATGAGGGCGTTGTCCGCCTGTCTAAAGATGCTCAGAGGCTGCGTAACTTCATCCTGTCGAAGGGTGCTGATACGGTGGCTAAATCACCGAAGAAAAAGCCGTTCTTTTATGCCGAGCAAATCGCAGGGTATGAACACATGTACAGCGGGGATGATGATTACCCCTATTACATTCTGAACAGAACGGATGAGAGCAGCCAGGATTTACCACCCGGTCCGGTCTCCTATATGGAGAATCCGGAGATATCCCCCGCTGATGCCGGGATGCTTGACGCTGCCACACAGGCGGCAAAAGAGGTTGCCCGTATCGGCGTTGACCCGTCTGCCGCAAATGGTCAGGTGGCCTTTGATACCGTCAATCAGCTTAACTCCCGCATCGACCTTGAGACATACGTGTTTCAGGATAACCTGGCAATTGCCATGCGCCGTGATGGTGAGATTTACGCTTCAATCGCCAGTGAGATTTATGACACAACGCGAACTGTTGTCACCACTGCCGAAGATGGCAATGAAAGCAACGTTGAGCTGATGTCTCAGGCCGTCGACTTCCAGAAAGGTCAGGTTGTCACTAAAAACGACATCCGCGGCAAGTATGAAACTTACACTGATGTCGGCCCATCCTTCCAGTCACAGAAAGATGCAGCCCGCGCTGAGATAGGCGACCTGATAACCAAGGTTCCGCCTGAGCATCCTATGTGGAATGTCATGATGCTGACCTATGCCAACATGATGGAGGGCAAAGGCGTTGAATACATCCGCGACTACGCTAACCGCGAGCTGATAGTTAACGGCCTGAAAAAGCCGGAGACTGATGAAGAACAGCAGTGGTTAATGGAAGCGCAGCAGGCTCAGCAGGGCAAACAAGACCCGATGATGGTTGCAGCCATGGCAGAGGATAAGAAAGCTGAGGCTGAACTTGTCAGCGCTCATACAAGGGCGCAGGAAACGCAAATCAAAGCATTTACTGCTCAGAACAACGCACTTGAATCACAGGCAAACACTACATTGACCTTGGCTAAGGCCGAGGACTTGCAGCAGGGCGCAGTGATGAAAGCTATCGAACTTCTGAACAAGGTTGCAGAACAGCAACAACAAAACATCCCTTCCGGCTCACCAGCCGAGATACCTCAAACCATGTAAGAGAGTTAAATATCATGAGCACAACCACCGAAATTCAGAACCAGACTGAAGAATTAACCCTGCCCGGCGATCAGGCGGCGGCATCCGCAGATGGCTCAGTTGTCGATAATGCCAACGACAACGCAGGCCAGGAAGAAGGCTTCGACATTGTACTGAAAGACGATGAGGGGAAACCCAAACAAGACCCGGCAACAAACGCGGAATTTGCCCGTCGCCGCATTGAGCGCAAGCGTCAGCGTGAGCTTGAGCAGCAGATGGAGGCAGTGAAACGCGGTGAATTGCCGGAGCACTTACGGGTGAATCCTGAGTTACCAAAGCAGCCTGATCCGAACGATTTCTTCTCTGATGAATCGCTTGCCAAGTATGACTTTGACCAGAATCGCGCACTGGCCGCTTTCCAGCAGGCTAACAGTGACTGGCAGATGAAGGCCATGGACGCACGTAGCAATGCGGTAGCGGAGCAGGGGCGCAAGACTCAGGAATACACCCAACAGTCAGCGCAGTATGTGGAAGCTGCCCGTAAACACTATGACGCTGCGGAGAAACTCAATATCCCTGACTATCAGGATAAAGAAGATGCGTTTATGCAGTTGGTGCCGCCGCAGGTTGGTGCTGACATCATGCGCCTGTTCCCAGAGAAATCCGCAGCTGTCATGTATTACCTGGGCTCGAACCCGGAGAAAGCTCGCCAACTTCTGGCGATGGACGGGCAGTCCGCACTCATTGAGCTGACACGCTTATCTGAACGATTAACTCTCACGCCACGCGGTAAACAGCGCTCAGACGCACCGCCTGCTGACGAACCAATAAGCGGAGATGTTTCAGTGGCCAACGTCGCCGGACTTCAGAAGCAGATGGAGAAAGCAGCCAGTGACGGAAACGTAGCGCTTTACCGCCAAATCAAGGCGAAATTACAAGGAATTAAATAATGGCTTTAAATGAAGGTCAAATCATCACCTATATGGTGGATGAAGTAGTAAACACTATCGAAAATAACTGCCCGATGGCTCAGCGTGTCAGTAAATACACGCCGCCTGCTGCTGACTTACAGCGGTCTCAGAATACAATCTGGATGCCGGTAGAGCAGGAGGCGCCGACTCAACCAGGATGGGATTTAACCAACAAAGCGACAGGTATTGTCGAGCTGTCTGTTAAGTGCAACATGGGCGTTCCTGATAACGACTTCTTCACGCTTCGTGCTGACGATACCCGTGATGAAACATCCATCCGCCGCCGTATGAAGGCATCCGGCCTGAAGCTGGCAAACAACATCGAAACATCTATCGCAAAACAGGCTGCTGATACCGCATCTCTGATTGTGACTGATGTCGATCATGTGGCTGTTGAAAACAAAGCATGGGATATGATGTCTGATGCCGAAGCGCTGATCTTCCAGCGTGAGCTTAACCGTAGTCAGGGGCTGAGTTACTTCTTTAACGCTGATGACTACAAAAAAGCGGGGATGTCTCTGGCTGGTAAAGACATGTATGGCCGCATTCCTGAAGAGGCGTATAAATCAGGCACCATCCAGAAGCAGGTTGCCGGGTTTAACGACGTTCTTCGCTCTCCTAAACTGCCAACGCTGACAGCAGGAACCGCGACCGGCGTTACAGTTGATGGCGCTCAGAAGTTTAAACCTGAAGCGTGGAAGGAAGACGTTGATGGCAACCGTGAGAACGTTGATAACCGCACCGCAGTAGTGAAAGTAAGCGACGGATCAGCATTCAAGCGCGGTGACAAAATCAGCTTTGCCGGTGTGAAATTCATCTCACAAATGGCAAAAGACCTGCTTACTCAGGACGCAACGTTTGCGGTGGTTGGTGTTGATGGCAACAACATCACCATCATGCCGAAGCCTGTCGCTCTGGATGACGCAACTCTGAAGCCGGAAGAGCGCGCATATGCCAACGTTAACACCTCGCTGGCAGCAGGCGCAGCAATCAGCGTCATTAACGTTAAGACGGCCAAGACTAACATCTTCTGGGCTGATGATTCCATCACGCTGCTGTCCCAGCCGATCCCTCTCAACCATGCTCTGTTCAGCGGCATGAAAACAGAGGCGTTCAACATCCCGTCAGTCGGCCTGAATGGTGTTGTGGCTTACCAGGGTGATATTTCTACCCTCGAAGGTAAGTGCCGTATTGCTGTGTGGTATTCAGCATGCACCAAGCGTCCGGAAGCCGTCGGTATTGGTCTGACCGGCCAGAAATAAATCCTCGTTGTCACATTGGGAGTTTCGGCTCCCTTTTTTATTGGAGATGCTGAATGGCTAAGTATCGTAAGAAGCCAGTTGTCATTGACGCCATTGAATGGACAGGTAAAAATTTAAAAGATTGCATTTCATTTCTTGGTAATTCTTATGGCGGGGTGAATACAGATCGCCGACCTGACGGGAGAAGTGAGATAACAGTTTTAACTCTTGAAGGTCAGCATATAGCGAGTAAAGGAGATTTTCTTATTCGTGGAGTTGCCGGTGAACATTATCCGTGCAAGCCGGGAATTTTCAATTCAACTTATGATTTAGTGGGGGAACCCGAATGAGCACGATGCTTTATAAAGCCAATGGCAATGTAAAAATATGGGGCATGAAACTGCAAATCATCACGGTTGAAGATGATGAGATTGAAAATTATCTCGACGCTGGTTGGTATATGCACCCGGAAGATACTCAAACTCTGCCAGAGCCAGAGCCAGAGCCAGAGCCAGAGCCAGAGCCAGAGCCAGAGCCAGAGCCAGAGCCAGAGCCAGAGCCAGAGCCAGAGCCAGAGCCAGAGCCAGAAAAGAAACCTCGCACCCCACGAAAAAAGGCGGTGAAAGATGCAGATACTAACGAAGGGTGAATTAGTCGTTGCGGCGCTTCGTAAAATCGGCGTTGCTTCTGATGCCACACTGACAGACATCGAGCCGCAGTCTCTTGAGGATGGCGTTAATGATCTTGAGGCAATGATGTTTGAGTGGTACGAGGACGGAAAAGGTATTATTACCGGCTATAAATTTGCACCAGACGACACTCCGATTGATCAGGGTGACGACCACGGTATCAGCAAAGCAGCCATCAGCGCCGTTATCTACAACCTCGCATTACGAATTGCGCCAGATTACCAGATTACCCCGCTCGATAAGGTCATCACTACCGCTCGTTATGGCAAAGAGCGCCTGTTACGCACTGTTTCATTACGCAAGGCCAGAGAGGCCAGATCGCATTACCCTAACGGGTTCCCGATTGGTTCAGGAAACAGGCTGGCAACGATGAACGGGTATCGATACTTCCACCGGAGTAAAGACAATGCCGAAGATTCAGGTTCCGATATCTAGGGGGCTGTCGAAAGATTTCAGGACTGCTGATTATGTCGATTCCCTGCCGGTGAATATGCTGGCAACGCCGAAAGAAGTCCTGAATGCTGCCGGTTATATGCGGTCATTTCCCGGAGTAGAAAAGCTTCGTGATGCTGATGGAGTGTCGCGTGGCGTCCAGTACAATACTGCGAAGAATGCTGTGTATCGTGTTCTCGGCGGCAAGCTGTATCGCGGTGACAGTGTTATCGGTAGCGTGTCCGGCAAATCCCGCGTATCGATGGCATACAGCGCAACCAGTCAGGCTGTTTTGTCCGGCGGGAAAATAACGCAGTACCGCTATGACGGCGGAGAGAAGACGATCACCAACTGGCCTGTCGATACCGGATATATCCAGTATGAGCTGGGTGAGGCGAGTGATGTTGCCAGGGTTAAAGGCCGGTATGTGTGGTCGAAAGCAGCCACTGACAGCTTTTTCATTTCAGACCTTGAAGATGAGTCACACCCTGACAAATACAGCGGACAGTATCGCGCTGAATCGCAGCCTGACGGCATTATCGGCCTCGGCGTGTGGCGTGACTTCATTGTGTGCTTCGGCGCTTCCACGATTGAGTATTTCACGCTTACCGGTTCGACCACTGTCGGCGCTGCTCTCTACATGGCTAACCCGTCATACATGGTCAGCAAGGGCATTGCCGGAACATTCTGCAAATGCAACTACATGGATGCGTTCGCTATCATCAGCCACCCGGCCAGCGGCGCACCATCTGTTTACCTGGTTGACTCCGGCCAGGTTAAATCTATCGCCACGGCAACCATCGAGAAGATACTGCGCGGTTACACTGCAGATGAATTATCCGGCGGCATCATGGAGTCGGTACGGTTTGACTCTCACGAGCTGCTGATCATTCACCTTCCACGTCATGTTCTGGTATTCGACGCGGCAGCAAGCCAGAACGGCCAGCAATGGGCTGTACTGAAAACCGGCCTGTTTGATGAGCCGTACCGGGCAGTTGATTTTATGTATGAAGGTAATCAGATAACAGTCGGTGACAAAAAGCAGCCGGTTGTTGGTCGCCTGGTGTTCAATGCCTCATCGCAGTATGACGCACAGGCAGAGCACCTGCTGTACACGCCGCTGATTAAGGCCGATAACGCCAGACTGTTTGACCTTGAACTTGAGGCATCGACCGGCGTTGCTCAGATTGCTGATCGGTTATTCCTGTCGGCAACCACTGACGGCATTAATTACGGCCGCGAGCAGATGATTTCTCAGAATGCACCGTTCCGTTATGACCAGCGCATTATCTGGAAGCGGATAGGCCGCATCCGCAAAAATGTCGGGTTCAAAATCAGGGTAATAACCAAAGCTCCGGTAACGTTGTCTGACCTGACAGTAAGGGCGGAATAATGGCTGACGAAAGTTTAAAAGACCCAATCACGGTGACTGCAGTCGGAATTAACGCTGCGTCGCTCCCTGTCGTGTTTTCCCCTGCTTACCGGATGTATGTGCTGTCTCAGTCACTGGACTTCACCAGAGTGACAGGGAAGGCAAATGAGGCAGGTCAGGGGGCATATGATGCGCAGGTTAAAAATGATGAGCAGGATGTAGTTCTCGCAGACCATGAACATCGTATTCAGCAGCTGCGGATAGAGGTCGATGACCATGAGCTCCGCATCACAGCAAACACTAACGCAATTCAGTTGCTTGATGTCCGCCTGACCACGGCAGAAGGCGAGATAGTCACACTGCGCAGTGATGTTGATTACCTGACAGGAAAGGTCGTCGAAATTGAAGGCGACATGGTGTCGAAGTCTGCAGCCACTGACCAGGTTATTCAGTCCGCAGGCGGATCATTCATTATCGGCAATGCAGTAACTCCAACCACGGATAAATTGCAGGTTATCGGTGATGTTACCGCCTCATCATCGTACAAGGTCAGCGGCGTTAAGGTGGTAGGCAGTCGTGTTACCGGCTTCACTGCGTCAACCGGGTCGGCGCTGAAAGGTGCGTTTAATGCCAGCCAGGCATACACGGTAAGTGCCACATACACGCAATCAGAAGTACAGGCGATGGCTTCCGGCCTTACTGCTGCAAGACAGCGCATAAAAGCCCTTGAGGATGCCATGCGTTCACACGGACTGATTGACTGAGGTAATCATGATCACATTCAAACCAACGAGGAATATCGACCTGATTGAGGCCGTTGGTAATCACCCTGACATTATTGCCGGGAGTAACAACGGGGACGGGTTCGATTATAAACCAGAACGCAGACACTTTGAGGTTGACGTGCACGGACAATTCGGCGGCATCGTGTATTACGAAGAAGTGCAGCCGATGACGTTCGAATGTCACGCTATGTATCTTCCGGAGGCCAGGGGGTTCAGCAAAGATATTGGCTTGGCATTCTGGCAGTTCATCCTCTCATCAACTTACGTCCAGTGCGTGACATCATTTGCAGCGCGTAAATTCCGCCACGGCCAGATGTACTGCGCAAGTATAGGACTTGGCCGTGTGGGCACCATCAGAAAGTATTTCAAAGGCGTTGATGACGTCACTTTCTACTCAGCAACCCGTGAAGAATTAACCGAATTCCTCAGTAATCAGCGGAGATAATTATGTCCGGATATATTTTTAAACTGGCACGAAAGATTGCCGGTGAAGAACCTCTGTTCCCTGAAAAAGGCGGTAAGGGTGGTGGCGGCGACAATGGCGCAGGCGCTCAGGCCGATGCTATCAACAAACAAACAGAGCTTCAGCGTGATCAGTGGAACATGATTATGAATAACCTGAAGCCATTTACACCGCTTGCTGAACAGTACGTTAACACCATGCAGGGGTTATCTACCCTTGAGGGGCAGAACAAAGCATTGCAGGGCTACTACGGTTCTGATCAATACAAAGGTATGGCTGACCAGGCTCGCTATCAGGCTCTTAATGCGGCAGAGGCAACCGGTGGTCTCGGGTCAACAGCGACCGGCAACCAACTTGCGGCTATTGCTCCGTCTCTCGGTCAGGCGTGGCTTGGAGACCAGATGAACAGCGCACAGAATCTGGCAAATATCGGTCTTGGTGCGCTACAGGGTCAGGCTAACGCCGGTCAGAACTACGCTAACAATATGGGCTCTCTGTATCAGCAGCAGGCGGCTTTAGCCGCGGCTAACGCTAACCGTCCGTCAGGCTTCCAGCAGGCGATAGGCGGCGGGGCATCAGGGGCTATGCTTGGTGGTGGTATTGCAAGCGCTCTCGGTATGTCAACTCCGTGGGGAGCCGGTATTGGCGCTGGCCTTGGATTGCTTGGCAGCATTTTTTAAGGGGGAGTTATGGCGACGTGGAATCAGGGGATAAACTCCGGCGGTTTTCTTGGCGATATTGGTAAAGCTAATAGCAACGCACCCCGCGCAACTGACGCAAACACAGCACTGTCTCTCATCCGGGAAAATAATGATATTCAGCGTTCAGGTGCCAATAACCCTGTATTACAGGGATTGCAGGGACTGTATGGGGTCGCTCAAATGTACCAGGCAGATCAGCAGGCGCAGAGACAGAGCGACTTTCTTCAGAAGTATGGTGCCGCAAGAGCAGACGGCGACGTTTCATCCATGCGTCAACTGTTCGCAGAATTCCCCGAAATGAATGAGCAGATCGGGAAAGGCATGGAAGGTATTTCCGCCGACACCCGCGAATCACTCGGTAATGTGGCCGCAAACTTTCGCATGGCAGTTAATGCCGGAACTGGTGATCAGTTCGTTGCCAAAAACGCGGCTGAACTGATGCGTCTCGGTATTGACCCGAAAGAAGCACAGCGCCTGGCTAAGGCTGATCCGAAAGGCGCTGTTGAGCTGGCTGACACCATCGGTATGAGTGCGCTCACTCCTGAAAAATACTTTGATGTTATTGGCGATAAAGAGAATCGCAAAGTAACCATGCGGGGGCAGGACATTACCGCAGAAGGTAACCGGATTTCTGCCGAAACTACTCGTCGTGGTCAGGATATCAGTGCGGCAACAGCGAGACGCGGACAGGATATCTCTGCATCAACCACCCGCCGTGGTCAGGATATGGCGATGCGGCGATCAATGTCTTCCGGTGGCGGAGAAGGTGAGAGAACTGTTCAGCTTTCTGATGGCCGCACTGTAACTGTCAGCGGGAAATTGCACGGCGCTGGTGCCAATGCGTTTTATGAAGGCGTTGATAACAGCGGTAACACGGTTCGGGTTCCTGCAAATGCAATAGCAGCGCCTGCAAGCTCATCAGCGAGTGCAACCAACTATGCCATGAAGAAAGATATCGACGCTATTCTCAATGCTGATCCTGAACAACTGGACTTTATGACAGGAGTTTCCGGTGGTGTTGGTGCTCCGGCGGTGGGGGCTGATTACCGCAGTCGGTGGAATGGCAAAGAACAACGCCAGTTTTATACTGCCGCCCAGCGCGTACAGGGGAGAATGCAGAACCAGGGAATTGCTGCCGCCCGTGACATGGGGGCAAGTGGTATTAATACCGTGGCAGAGGCAAAAATGTATTTCCAGGGTATGCCGCAGATGGACTACTCAAGCCCGGATGCCATGAAGCAGTCGCTGGCGGAAATTCAGGAATACACCAACAACTATAACCAGCAATACAACGCTGATGTCGGCGGCAGTAAATCGTCATCAAATCAACAACCGGCGCAGCAGCAATCCGGATATTCATCATTATGGGGTGATTAATGGCTAAGGCATGGAAAGATGTTATTGCCTCTCAGCAATATCAGGCTCTTTCACCTCAGCAAAGAGCTGAAGCGCAGGAGCAATACTTTAATGACGTTGTTGCCCCGCAGGCCGGTGAATCGGTGAACGAGGCAAAGCAGCAGTTTTACACTGCATATCCGGTTGAAACAGTGCAGCAAGAACAACAACCTGCTCCGGTGCAGCAGCAGGAGGCGCAGCAGCCTGAAGGGTTTTGGGCTAACGTGAAAGATATGGTTACCGGCGAGAGTCGTATGACGCCGGAAATGGAGAAACTCCAGTCTGTATCTGACGCGCCTGAACTGAGCGAGTTTAACAAAGATGCCGCCAAAGTTGCCTGGGCTCAGATGATGGGGAATCAGCAAGATCAGGAAATCATGCTGAGAAACCTCGGGGCGGAAATCTCATATGATGCAAAGGGTAATGCTATTGTCACCATGCCAGAAATGGTTAAACAAATGGGATGGTTGCCAAAGCATCACGCCGATAAGCTGGCCGCTGAGTATGGCGGCGTGGCTGAAGTTGATGGTGACGGGAACACTGTTATCAAACTGCCGCCGCGTCAGTATGCACTAAACAAACCTGGTCTATCTCCCGAGGATGTGGCATCAGGTGCGGCTCTGGCGGCATCATATACACCGGCTGGCAGGGCGGGAGGGTTGGTCAGTGCCGGTCTTCGCGCGGCCGGTACAGATGCGTTAATTCAGGGCACCACAAGTTACATGGGCGGAACCGATATTGACCCGTTTCAGGTTGGCTTATCCGGTGTTCTCGGCACCGGCGGTAAGGCATTTGAAAATATCGTCGGTGCTGCGGCTCGGGCAATAAAAGGAAAGATGTCACCGGAGGCGGCAGAGGCAGTTAAGTTTGCTGATGCTAATAACGCCCTGCTGATGACCACTGATGCTGTTCAGCCTGGCACATTCTCTGGCCGTTCAGCTCAGGCACTGGCTGAGAAAATACCAGTTACCGGCACCGGGTCACTACGCAGAAATCAGCAGGAAGCAAGGAGCAAGCTAATTCAGGAATACTCAGAAAGCTTTGCCGCCCCATCACCTGATGAAGTTGTTCAGAGCCTTCAGAGAAAGACCAGCAAGGTTAAGCAGGCGGCAGGTAAGCGCATGTCTGAAGTAGACTCCGCAATGCAGTCGGTCGGAACCATAAACCCGACACAAGCTATAACAGCTATCGACAATGAAATGAGTCGACTGGCGCGGCTTGGTGGCGCAGCTGACACTCAGACCATCAATAAATTACAGACTTATCGTGATGAGTTGGTGAAAGGCGCTGACTTTAGCCTGCTGAGAGACCTGAGAACGCAGTTCAGGCAGGATGTGAAAGGTGACCGCATGGTGTGGCCTTCTCAGTCTCAAGGGGCGGTTAACCGCGTATATGATGCCATGTCAAAAGACATCAACCAGTCCGTGTCTGATAACCTCGGTGCCAGAGTGGCAGATCGTTATCGCCAGGCTAATGCGGCATACGCTCATGAGGCTCAGGTGGTGAATAATACGCGCCTGAAATCCGTTCTGCAGAAAGGCGAACTCACGCCGGAAGTTGCCAACAATCTCCTTTTCAGTAATAAGAAAAGTGAGGTTCAGCAACTATACAGATCACTCGACAGCCGTGGAAGGAATGCTGCCAGAGCGTCTGTTATCGGCAAAGCCTATGAGAAATCAGGCGGCAGTCCGGAGAAGTTTCTGAATGAAATAAACCGGCTTTCAGCTCAGACAGGAATCCTGTTTAAAGGTAGCGAGAAGCAATATCTGAATGGGATGAAAAAATACCTCGAACAGACACAGAGGGCATCCAGAGCTGGTGCGGTTACTCCAACCGGCCAAGAGCTTTTGCAGGTTGGTATACCGGCTGGCGTGGCATTTGATGTTGTTAATGGCGGAACAGCAACTGTAGCTGCACTGTCATATGGCGCTTTGGCCAGGGTTTACGAAAGCAAGCCAATCAGAAACATGATGTTGAGATTAGCAAACACCCCGAAAGGCAGCACTGCATATGACAGGACAATATCTAATATTTCTCAAGCGATAACCGCATTATCACAAGCAGAAATTAGCAAGTAGATTGATTGGCCTTGGTGATGCATTGATATTCATCAGGCCAATCCTTTAAGAATGGGTAGTTGTCTGGGGCGTGGTTCTTTTTATAGCTATTCAGTGTTTTTAGCCTAGATAACGCGGTGTTATAACATTCAATCTCAAACTCAGATAATGATTCCATCCCTTTTGTATCCAAGGCGTTTTTTATACTGGTAGCCTCTTCTATAAGTGTGTTTTTATTTTTTATTGCAGTTGAGTACTCTGCTCTTACCCGACTCAATAAGTTTGATAACCATATCAATAGAATGGAAATAAAAAATATTACAAAAAATATTTTCATATGCGTCGCCTTCTATTTTTTGCACGGAAATTTTTCAGATAATGCTATCGAAACCAGATCAGCACCCTGGGCATTCCTTTTTTCCGGATGCTTAATAAGGTAGTCTGTGACTATATCTGTCATTTGCTTTAACGCTGATCTCTCTGGAGGGCAAAACAGCACACCCTCGCCAGTGTCATATACACCGGCCACATATCCCTGGAAGGCGCTTGCGTCGCTTTCATTGGATGCGGTTAATGGCAGTCCTTTATTTGACTTGCTAAGAGATGACGCCCAGTAATCAAGGTCATTCCCATTATAAAAACCAGCTACCGAATACAGTGGAATTAAAGCCGAGAATAAAGCAAGTGTTTTTTTCATAGTGAAACCCATTTTTTAACTTCACTTTCGTTGGTATAAATATCATAAAATTAATGAGTTATATTTATTTGCTTTTACTGTCACTCATCTTTTTAAAGGTTTCCATGTAACCATCATAAGTTTCCGTAGCTTTATTGCAATTTTTTATAAATTCCTCTGGCGTTGTGTTCAGTCTGGAAAGTTCAGTATTGAAAAATCTTTCCAAAAACTCATCACCATTGTCCATTTTTGTTGATTCTTGGAATTTGCTTAACTGAGAAAACACGCCGCACATCCCTGTGTATTTTGACACAATCATAATGTCTTCTACTGTTGCTGTGCTGTTACTAAAGCCCGTAATTGGAGTTAATTGCAACATCGTTAAGAAAACGATTGGCTGTATTCTCACGCCACCACCTCACAATTGTTTATTTTTTATCATTATATAGCTTAACTAATGTATCGAACACTGTCTTTTTGAACATCTCGGCATGGTGATCAGCCATCCGTTCGGCCTCATTACGGTATCCGATAATTTGTGATGGGGTAGCAAGATAATTGTCAATAATGTGAACCAGCTCAGCATTCAGTGAGCGCCCGTTCATCTTCGCTCTTTGCTTCAGCTTCTCTTTTGTCTCGGCAGTAAGCCTGAGATTGAACTGCGTATCGTCACGTGCCATGTGCTCACCTTTGGTATTTTTGGTGGACAGGCATCATATAATTTACTGTATTTATTCACAATAAGACCACGGTGATACCATCGTGCAACTACTCACGCTTGGAGAAAGCAATGTCAGAACAAATCATTCCTAATGTTGTAGTGAGCATGCCTTCGCAGTTGTTCACGCTTGCGCGCAAATTCCAGGCGGCGAGTAACGGGAAAATCTTCATCGGGAAAATTGACACAGATCCGACTATCCCTGAAAACCAAATCCAGGTGTATCTGGAAAACGAAGACGGAACCACTGTACCGGTATCGCAACCGCTTATCATCAATCAGGCCGGTTATCCGGTATATAACGGACAGATTGCCAGGTTCGTTACCGTGCAAGGCCACTCGATGGCTGTTTATGATTCATATGGTGCGCAGCAGTTCTATTATCAGAATGTTTTGAAGTACGACCCAGATCAGTTTAGCCACATAATAACAAAGAAATTACTGCAAGATTCGCCATACACTGATGATACCTACGGCGATGCCATGATAGGAGTTATTCTTCCTGTTGACGGTGGAGTAAAAAGAACACAGCACGATAAAAATACAGACATTATCACTTCTGCTGACTTTGGGATTATTCCTGCTGCAGGCGTAGATATGACTGAAGAAATGCAGAAGGCTTTTAATCATGTGACATCAACAGGGCAGGTTATCACTATTCTGCCCGGCGAATATCTTATCAGCACCGTTGAGCTCGGGAAGGCGGTTAACGTGTATGCAGTCGGTGCTGTTTTTAAGCTCACCCCTGAGGGTACGGGATTTCACGCTCACGGTATTACTGATTCGTTTCGATGGGTTGGCGGTGAGATTGTTGGCACCGGCGGATTCGATGACGGAAGACACCAAACCGGTATTACGGTATCAACTAACCAGGGTGATGCTGCGAAGAATGTGCTCATAAGAGATGTCGCTGTTAATAATACCAACATAGGGATTAAAGTTGCCTACGGCACCTCTCCTTTCGTGCCTACTGATAATGTACATATTGAGAATTGCAGCATCACAAAAACAAACGGCACCGAGGCCGGTAACGGATATGCCATCCAGATATCACACGCCCCGCGCACTACGCTTATTGCCAATAAAGTAAGCCAGTATTCGCGACACGGAATTTATATTTCATCCGGTGAAAAGGCCATTGTGACAGGAAACCAGATTCAGGACGGCGGACATGGAGAAATAAGAGGGGCTATCAATATTGACAGGACGCGTGACTTTATTGCGTCATCAAACATCATGATTAATAACAATGATGTCGGTTTCCTGGCTAATGCTGACGGACAATCCGAGTTTCCGAACGTATCTTCACGCGGACTGATATTCGGTAATAACTTCATCAACAATAAAATCGGTGGCTGTCAGATAGGTTATCTCGATCCGGATAGCGGTTTCCCCACAAACATAACGGTTAGCAATAATGCATTCATTGGCCATGACGATGGTACGGCAGAGATCAGAGTGTGGTCAGGTAAAAATATCACGGTCTCAGGAAATAATCTGAAAACCTCAGGAACAGCGATAAATGTGCGTAATTTCGGTAAGACTGCGGAAACGCAGACAGATTTTATCACTTTAAAATCAAACGTAATCGACACGCAGAAGTATGGTATTGAGTTCGAAGGTGGATTTGAAACAGGGAATATGCATGTAAACGCAACGGAAAACACATTTATTCAAAGTATTGAGCCTATCAGGTTTGTTGACTCGCCTGATAACATCACAAACCCTAATCTTATCTACCAGCAAAAGCTCGGGGTCAGCTCAAAGCGTGTTTCTGTTGACGGCTCATCCGTCTGCGTTGCCGGGAATACGGTAATCCATTTCGCTCAGCCAGGGGGGAATGAAATCTCAAATCTTACCGGTCAGGTTCGTGGGCAAAAAATCGTGTTTATTGGCACCAATGGTAACACTACACTGAAGAAAGGGTACTTCAAAATGCCTGCGGATGTGGGTGGGTCAGGAATAACCCTGAGAAATGGGACGGCAGTAAATATTATTATTGGGGATGATAATGACCCAATCGTCGTTTCTTATATCGAATCAGTGTAAAAGGCTATTCCTTCTCATACTCGAACCCACGCGGTAACCTTTTCCCGATCTCCCTGTAGTGCTCCAGTCTCTCTCTGAAGTACGGGCGTAAATGCTCGGGCTGCTGGTTTTCTGTTTCGTACAGATCATGCGGCAGTCCGAGTCTTTCTTTGTACGCGATACCGGATGCGGCTAAATCGGCATTAATTTTGTCTTTTTCGTCTTGAGGCAGGTTGGCGATATTGTGCATGTTGGTTTCGGAGTGGTGGGTGATGATGGGAGTATAGCAGGGGGATTTGTGGCGTGACAT